CTAGCAACTTCTCCCCCATGTCCCAAGATTGCGACATGGAAAGGCGTTTGCTAATCCCTCACCGGCCTAGTTAAAAAGCCGGAGATCTACCCATTCCGATGCGATTCTCGCATCGGGACGCCTCTTAATTCCAGAAGCCCAGCTAGAGAGCGGGTCAGGAATCTCAGTGAAGAACTGAAAAGAGGCAAATTCGTGGTTGACCGGGGTAACCGCCTGTCGTGAAGACAGACACGGCACTTTTACCTCGTCGATCTGTAAAAACCAATTCCAACGCCGCCGGAAGGCGGAGAAAGAAGGTCCAGTCCGACAAGATAGGCCAAACACGCCTGAAGAGACCGATCGCAGTGGCAAAGCCATCCCGATCTGGTCAGCTAAGAACCCAGCAGAGCGGAGCAGATACTTCGAATAGAAGTTATTTGCTTGCTCAACTAGGGAAGCGATCTCATCAGGGGTTTCATTCGAAAGACTGCGAATGTAGGCGGGAGTTACATCCTCGCCATCATAAGCATCAATGCCGCAGCTCTCTCTGAACTTAGAAGTCCAGAAAGTCTTGTCTGCGTTTACCTTGAACCAGAGAAGGTCCATGGCTCTTTCGAATGAGGAGCGACAATCCACAGGGACAACAATGTCGTCCCCGTAGACCGCAACCTCTCCTGCGAGCGCCCTTACGTTCTTTAGACTAGCTTTTTGCGATCGTGCGTGAAGCACGGCCGCTATACTAATCGTCAAGAAGAGGAGGGACTCAACAGAAAAAGTCGTAGCGTTGCCCATCGTAGCGTACTTATTGAGATATAGAATATCTCCATTTAAGAGTACGCAACGGCGGGTCCTGCTCGCACAGAGGGCATCCAGCAGGCCAAGATTACTCCTGGCCCAGCTTTCAACCACCGTGCACGTAACTCTGTCGGACGCAGCCGATAAATCGACTGTTGCAAGACGTCCGTGCGCCGAAGATTCACGGGCCAACCGCTGGTTAAGCGATTGGTCTCGGAATTTGACAAAGTCACCTAGCCAGCTTACTTCTGTCCTACCAACCATGTAGTCAAAGATATTCTTCTGACAAAACATGTTGGCGGTGCATTCATAAGCTATAAGCCGGGGCTTCGTCATGTCCTTCGGGACAGCATCTAATCGCGACCAAGGCTCAATCGTGTCGGCAAGGTGCCAACCACTGAACCCGATGCAATCATCCAGAGCGACGTTCGCCCACGAGGTCAAGTTGCTGAAAGCAACCTCCTCGTAGGGAAAACAAGAGTCGAGCCGCTGAGACCAAGTAGGGAAGGCATACTTATATCCCCCCTTACTAAGATCAGCCACGCAACCAGGGCCGTGCCCAAATTTCCACTGAGACCAGTCGTACTGGCCCAGTGCCTGCATCACGAGCCCACTTACGTGGTCAAGTAAAGGCAGGAACTCGAAAGCGAATTCAACAAGATTCAGTTGAACCGCTCGATCAGCAACATCACCATTCCAAGTAAAGGAACAGTGGGCTACGGATCCTGATCTGTCTCCACTCGGCCCTGTCTCCCAATAAGGAGATGGACGCGGTAGGGACCGATCGACGCTCTGAAAACTATCGACCTCTTGGTTAATAGCTTCCACGGGACAATCGATATCCATTTTCTTAAGGCAAGCATAAAGCTGCCTAAGATCGCGGACAGCGCGACCGCCAGCGCCATCAAGTCGAAGGGCACCTGAGGCATCAAAGACCTCCCTCCACAGGCCAGCAAAACGATGCGGCACAGTGGATTCCGTTAGTCCCCTTGCCCAGAAATTACCGGGTAGGGGTATTAGGGAACCATGAACTATGCACCTTAAGAGATGCTTAGCCATGTCGGGGCCATCTACCAAAAGGATAGAGACACCGCGATCCTTGACAACTTCGGCGATACTGGCCCAATCTTTTTCCCATTCCTGGGATTCAGATTGGTCCATCTCACCGATCGCTCGCAGGCTATAGACGTCGACCATAATGGCCGACATAGCACTTAAGAGCTCGCAAACTTTTTGGCTTTTCACTGGAACTCTCCTCAATAAAAGAAAGGTACAGATCCTAGCCGCTAGCGTACGCTCCACTCCGATAAGGAATGGACTGTACTCACACCCGGGAATTCGGCATCAGAATGACCGAACCCTGTGATGCATCAGAACACAGCGAAATCGCTGTGCAAGCGGAGGTGGGACTTACGTCTCACCATTCGCAAGCTGCTGCAACAAGGCTCCAGAAGCCGCCACCAGAGCATCCGACAACGCTTTTGCTTCGACAATCGAAGTGTCGTTGAGCGGGAGAACAACCACGTCGTATTTCAGACGGGGGATCTCCGGCACAGTAGCCGTCGCGAAAATAGTGGTTTTCAATTCCACATTTCCACGGCGACACTTCACTTTCGATCCATCGGAACGAGTAAGCGTCTGGAAGCCCTGGCGGAACGTCAGATCATAACGGACCGTCGAAGACACGTAGTAATACGTGCTCTTACTCAGGTCACCGCCCTGGCGCGTGAAGGTCAAAGCAGACCCACCGACAGTAATACTAAGCGTATTGGCCAACGACATTACGAACTCCTTATATCGGGTACCGTTGAGGTGGGTACCCAAATCACCTTAGCCACGTCTCCCACGCTGCGACAGCGCAAGAGACGCAACAACTGACCACTGCCCGTTCGTAAGAACAGGTAGAGAGAACACTGGCAATACTACAGGGATAGTTGCGCTATCGCGCATCTTAACCTCGTAGAACCCGGGCACGTTCCTGGTCTCATGTAACCAAGAAGGTTTCTGAGTAACGGTCCAACGTTGGTCCGTCCTCAGATGTCGCATGATGCACACGTTGTCGCAGACGAGTCCTAGGGCATTGTTATGGGCGCTAATGTAGTCGCCCAACCCATAGAACCAATCCGCTAACCACGAGCTGGGAGTTAACTCCCAGAGGGTAGACAGCACTTCCCGATTGGTAAGACCGAGCACGAGATTTTCAGCGAGTTCTCGCTGATTCTCAGCCCGTAACCAACTGGGCGGTACTGTAGGTGCGGGTAGTCGCCATCTGGCTGTTCCCCACACACGCTCTTTCGCAGACCAGCGACTAATAGCTCGAGTAAAGCCATTAGTGGTCTTTAACGCTACCTGAGTATCGCTTAAGCGAACCTCAGGCCTCGCTGGTAGAGTTACCCTTTTACTTGTTTGCCCGCGCCGATACAGGTCGTTTAACCGCTTTAGGCGGCTATTTACTTGCTTTTGAAAGCGAAGTAGACGACATATATCACTGACGAGCGGCTGGATACCCCACCGGTAGGTGAGGTTGTCTTTACCCAGCTGCGGCAGGCTTCTGCGAACGGCTGTCCAACAATCGAGGAATGTTAATCCTCTACGCAGGTTAGGAGAACCTGCGTGGACACCTGTCGAGATGACAGGTTTTGAAGCATCAGAATTGATGAGCTCAGCTAGTAGCTGGCCGATGGTTCGCTTACGCGACCAATCCTTCAATGCCTTGACTTTGTTGAGAGAATCAACAAGTCTGTCCCACCCGTCAAACATCATCCCTGGAAACTCCTTCAGTTCTGCAATGAACGTAGGGAGTGACGTCACCGGCCGACTAGGGTTAGTCAGCATGATAATGTCGTTGACCATCTTCACCTTCTCCACGCTTGTTAAAGCAGGGAAATAGCTACGAGGATCCGCGACAGTATACAACCCACCCATGCAGACGTCTTTGCACGTCCAAACAAGGGTTCCTGTACTGCTGAATTGCAGTCCAGAGACTTGGACAAAACCTCCTTTAGTTCGAACAAACGTATACGGATTAACTCCGCTACGATTGCCTACTACATCGGAGATGTTTGCAGCCCAAGTAACTCGGTTGTCGGGAGCATAATCAAATTGATCAGACTCCCGCCGATCGATACCACGCTTTGGTTGACCATCATCGTACCCGGGTTGAACGGACTGTTCATACCCGAATGCGTCCTGGTACTGAGACCAACTGCCTTTAGTCCATACGGACTCAAAATAGACAGTGCGAGCTCGACCACCCATACGGTTACTCCAAGAACAACTTAGCGCGAACATGCGGCCCACATTAGTAGGCATGCGTGTTCTTAGAAGAGGTAAGCTACCTAACAATGCTGTATCAGCATTGCGGGTGGGCCCTACAAGGGC